TCTATTTGGAAAAGATAGTCCAGTATATTTATTCAGTTCAAAGCCAGTAGATGATGAACCAGCATATCAAAGCTTTATTGATAATATTCAACAGATCTTTCTTACTAAAGATGAACTAGAACAATATGTGAATTCAGAAGATGGTACATCACCATATGAACATTTTGTTAATCGTAAAGGTAAATCAATAGTAATTTTCGACGACACTGAAAATTTAGAAAAGAAAGTTGAAAATCTTGTGAAAGTAATACAAGGCAATATTTTAAAAACTGGAAGATCATCTGGGATTTTTACAGTCAATTGTAGACATATACTTAATTCAGGTCAAAAGACTAAAGATCTATTTGTAGAATGTAACAAATTAATTTTATTTCCAATGGGAATTCCACGCATCCACACAGATTATATGTTAAGTAAATATTTTGGGTTTACCAAAGCAGCAATTAATGAATTACTAAATACTAAATCACGTTGGATAGCAATCAGTTCTAGAGTACCACTTTATGTACTTGATGAATACCGCTGTTATTTACCAAGTTTGTAAAATTAATATGTTTTAATGTTCTAAAATGTCTTGCTTTATCATTTTGAATTATTGATGATCCACATAAACAATTATATTTAATTTTATTATAATTTTTGTAATATTCATTATTATCATTATAATATTCTTTATCAGTTCTAGATGGTATACACTTATTAACACATATATTATTTTCAATATAATAACGTTCTCTTTGATGTAACTCTATTCTATCTTTATAAATAACAAATTTAATTAATTCAATTCTATAGTCATTATTTTTAATAATTTCAAATGAAGTAGTATGTTCATATTTACCATTTAGATATCTATTATAATTTGATTTATGATGATTTAATCTTTTATTTAATTGTTGAGTTGTTGATCCAATATAAATATTACCATTTGTATTATCTATAATTTTATAGATTTTACCGACTTTTAATTTTTCCATTATATAATTATTTAAATATAATTTTTATTTTTAAAAATCAATTTTCAAAGAAATTTTTAATTTTACTATCATAATTTAATTTATGATATTTAGAGATTACGAAGACGGTTATTTATTTCTGATTGAGGTATTAAACTTCCACCTTGAAATTCATCTTCTGAGTAATCTTCATCACCTGCGAGTCCTCTACCACGTCTATGACTCATACGGCGGTGTGGCATGCGACCACCAAGACCAAGTTTGCCTACTACAGTACCAATAGCCTTCTGGGCAAGAGGGTGTTCAAGAGCTGCATTAGCTAATGCTTTATAGGTATCTTTGTTACGTTGGTAATGTTCGTGAGCTTTCTTGGCTAGTGAACCAATCTTTCCAAAAATAGAACCTCCAACCATATCATCCTGTTCAAGAATGACTGGTGTTTCTCCATTAGTTGCAGCAACAACAGATGGTGTGACTAATCCTGTAGTACCAAGATCAATGAGAACACCATTCTCAATCTTAACAAGATCTTCATCAATGCACTGAACAAAAAGATAAGAGTCAGGAGCATCTGCTGCTAAACCGTTCCATTGGGCAGTAACTGTTACTGAAAGATTCTGAAGATAAGCAGAACCAACTCCATATTGAGAACGATCATAACCAGTAATCATTTCAGCGGGGATACGAAGAACTGATCCGTATAATGAATAATCTTTAACTGCATCTAATGTATTAGCTACAGTATCAGCTTCAAATTCAGTTGAATATGATGTTTCAGTCCATCCCTTAATAGAACCTTGTTCAGCCATGAAATATTTGTATAAAGCATATTCATCAAAAGTAGTAAACTGACTAGGCTGATTAGCATATTGGAACTGAAGGTTAGTAATGTTCCAGCCGGGTGCGTCTCCATAATTTGGTGGCTTAGCTGAAGCTAAAGTATCTGCTACCCAAATATATACAGCACGGTTAATCAATGTGTCTTGGAAGTTAACTGTTAAATTAATTTGACCAGTTGCACTTGGCTCAGTAAGCTGAGATTGAGCACGATTATTAAATGTAAGTGCTTTGTAAAAGCTAGTCTGAGGGGGAACTACTGGGTAAGGATCATATAACATGTAATAAAGAATTGGGACTGCAGTAAAGATTACATTGTATCCAGCAGCTAATGTAGTACCGACTTGAGGTTCATATTTAAATGCATTACCAGCAAGATTGACAAGATTAAGCTGAATAAATGAACCATTAGCAACAAGGCCAGAAATACAAGTCTCAGATGCAGGGTCGAAGCATAATACACCATTGAAAACAGGTTCATATGATGTCCAACTAACGCTAAAAGCTCCACTATCATTATTAGCAATCTGTGTATTTGAATATGCAGTAATCTTAGCTTGACCAAGACGACCAATATTACCATATACTGAAGTACCATATGCTCCAAGAGGATTCTTAACTAGAGCAGCCCCAGAGGGAGGAGTTAATCCAGCACCATAGATATCACATGAATTAGCACATCCAGACCAAGTTGTAAGATCCTTAAAGAATTCTGTATGACTAGAAATGGCAACAGCGAAGAAATCTTGACAAGCAGTCAATACTTGACCACCACCAAGATTGCAAATAGAGCTCTGTGTAGACTTAGCAAGGGGAAAGGCATTAGGAGCAGCAAGACCTGTTACTAAAGGAGATACAGTATTTCCAGATGCATTAGCACAAGTACCAGTAAACTGATATTGACACTTAACAATAGGACAATTACCAAGAAGATAATTTTGATTTATGTTATTTAGAGGGAACTGTAACTGTGATGTAGAAAGTCCATTAGTAGACTGTACTTGATTATATAAAATAGAATTCCATGTCTTTGGAATAAGCCATGTTGGTTCTTCCTTAATTGAATTAAGTACTGCGAATTTTTTAGTAACTGAAGGTTTAAATTGAATACCTTGAACTTGTGACATTGTATATATATTATATAGCAAAGAAAATATTAATATATTTAAATACTTAATTAATTTAATTTAAATTCTACAATTAAATAATTAATTATTTTGAGTCATCTTTTTTAAATAAAACGAGAGTTACACTAAATAATCCTCCATTTGCTTGAAGTGAAATTGGAACTAAAGTTTGATCTGTTCTTTGTACAGCAGCAGTAAGTCCTAAATTTCTTAAACTTGTCTTTGTAGGACATGTTAATTTATTATCTAAAACAAAAGCACTATATTGAATATAAGGATTATTTGCAGAGCTATTAAGTCCAGCAAAATCTAAATTAAAAGCTATAAGTGCTTGAGTAGTTGGTAAGTTAGAATTACTTAATTCAATAAAAGGAATATACTGTGGTTCTATATTTGTTAAATCAGAACCTCCTGTAGTTAATAATACTAAACTATGAATATCAACTATATTTGTAATAGTACTATATTCAGCAGTCATTACAAATTGTGTACCTCCAGCAGGTATAATAGGAATTAATGGATAAACTAATAAATTATCTAAACCATTATATGTTGGAGAATTTACATTGCTATCTTGAATATAATTCCATCTAAATGCGTCTAATGCTCTAGTTAAAAATCCATTAGCATAAATTTGATATCCTCTATTCCAAAAGTTTGTTGTAATTATAAAACTATATAACTGAGTAGTTGGATCAAATGTTAATAATGGACAATCACCTACTGTTACTTCAGTATCAACATTTTCTTCCCATATTGTTATAAGAGCAACATTAACCATATCAACAAATGTTTGTATATTATGAACATCAAAATAAGCTAAAGGGAAATTTTGACAGTTGAATCCGTTAGGAACGCCATCAGTTGGTGGCAATGGATAACCATATGTATTTTCAGAAAGATATTGTAAAAATGCTGTAATACCATCACTATAATCAGCTCCTTCATTAATTGGAATTAATAATCCATCATCAACAGATGGATTATTAAATTGTTGAGTTATAGTTTCGTTAACAATTGAAATACTGAAGTTTGTTCTACATAGTTCAAAATTTATATCAGGTGTATCAACTGATCCTTGTATAATATTTTTAAAAATATTAAAGTAAGGAATATTACCAGATGATACTGTTACTGACTTAACATAGATATCATACTTGCTAATATCACTTACAATTTCGTTAACGCTTAATTCAATATCACAAGGAATATTACCGGATATTGTCTCATTTGTATTTGTTTGTTGTAATGTAATATAGATACCTGATTTATCTTGTGCCGTTGATCTTGACATTGTTATATATAATAGATTAATAATATTTAATTCTAAACTAATTAAAAATTATTGTTAATCTTAAATATTATTCTTTTTATAAATAATGATTTACCAGAGAGTATGATAAGCCCAATAATTTCCGCTATTCTTATCTTTATAAGTTAATTCTCCATATTTATTAACTATCTTTGATGAACGTGATCTATATAATCTTCTACGTTCTTTGTCTAGATGTTCTGGATATATATGAAGTTCTATTGGAATCTTATTAGATGTTTTATAATGTTCATATCTAACATCTCCAAACGGTACCCATCTACCATTATAATAAACATCATACTTCTTATTCTTATGAGTTGATATTCTAAATTCGACCATTATATATTATAAATTTAAATAATGAATTATTTATATCTAAAAAACTGTTTTTTAAAATGGATTTTAAGTAATTAAAATACATTTCTTTGTGCATAATTCTTTTTACCAATAATGTTGTATATAAAACTGAATATATTGTATGAATTATCAATTAATAATACCTAATTAACGTTAATTAGGTATTATTAATTGATAAAATGTATTAAATAATGGATTATTAGTAATTAAAATTGAGTATTTAATAATGGTTTTTAGAATTATATAATTCATTATTGATAAAAAAGAATTACGCACAAAGGAATAGTGAACTTTAACAATAAATTATTCAGTTTTAAAATTAAATAATTTATTATATTATAAAATGGATGATAAGAAATCAATATCATATCCATTATCTGGCGCTGATATTAAGAAAGCATTAGATAACAAAGTTAAATTGATAACGTATAGTGATCTAATGCAATATGATAATATATTTGATGTTTTGAAACCATATAACAAAGTAATAATACTATTTGAAACTACAGCTAGATTAATTGGTCATTATTGTTGCCTATTTAAATGTAATAGTGAAATTACTGGTGAATCTATTCAATTCTTCGATCCATATGGTATAAGACCTGAAAAGCAATTATCATATGCACCGGATTGGTTAGTAGAGGTTACTGATGCAAAAAACAATTTACTTTATAGATTATTCCAACAAGATGAAATACCAATAAGATATAATCAATATGACTTACAAAAATGGAGTAAGAAGGTTTCGACATGTGGAAGATGGTGTATAGTTAGATTAATGTATCCTCAATATGATGAGAATGAATTTTATAAATTTTTTAAAAATAATTCTCCAAAAAAAAATTGGGATAAAATTATTACAGAAATTACAAATAAACTTTTTTAGTTAAAATCATTTAACCAATCAACATATAACATATAATTAATATGTTTAATTGATTTATTATGTCTAAATTTTTTTGCTTGATTTGTTATCGAACCACAAATACATTCATATTTTTTATGTTCCCAATCATTTTTTGATTGATACCACTTTTCTCCTTTTTTCCTATATATTGAAAATTGTATTTCATGTTCTTCTTTGCTTCTAATTGGTATAATTATATTAATACATTTTGTATTTTGAATAAAATATTTTTCTCTTTCAAGAATAATTTGTTTTGTTGTATTTTTTAAAACTTCAATACATTCTATTTTATAGTTATTATTTTTAATAATATCAAATGATGTAATATAATGATCTTTACCATTTAAATATCTACCATAACAACATTTATGATCACTTAATCTTTGATTTAATGTTTGTGTTGTACTTCCAATATAAATATTACCATTTGTATTATCGATAAGCTTATAAATTCTTCCTATTTTTAACTTTTCTTCCATTATATAATTATTTAAATATAATTATTTATTTTTAAATCATTTTTTATTTATTAAACTTCGCCGTTACGAGGAATGGATTCGCATGACCATGTGTCTGCGCCAATCCGTTAAACACTTCTCCCCATTGTTGATCATTAGGAGGAAAGAGAAAATCACGTTCTGCTTGTGATATACGATTGATCCAAGTTGCTGCATTAGTTCCCAATACCTTCTGGTAGTAAATTAGAGCACTGTACCTTGCTTGATCTTGACCATTAGCAATTAAACCATTTGGTAAAAGAATCTCGTAATACTTTGGATCTGTATCTGGATATTCTGGATTAGTAAGTATCACGTTATCTTGAAAGACGTCGATACCTTGTGATTCTAATCTTTGTTGTATTGTAGCTTTGGGTTTATAAAAAATTCCTAGTAGCGCGTCAGCCGCTTCTTTTGCTAATCCGATTATCGGACCAACCTCTGGAATTTCTGTAGCTAAGTCAGCAACAGTACTGGCTACTTGTCCATATGGTACAGTTGATAAGTCTTGAATTTGATCCTCTGGAGGATGACCCTCTACTAATGATTGTTGATAAGCAGCGAAGTCTTGCACAGGTATCTCTTCAATGCCAGTTTTTGGATTAACAATTGGTTCAACTAGTTGACCTCCTCTCATTTTTCTTCCATGAATTTTTTTTCCATGAATTTTTTTTATTTCTTTTTTTATTTCTCTCTCAATTTGTTTTTCCATAACTGATAATTTCTTCATAATGTGATTATATATATATTACAAAGATATTTAATTATATATAAATAATGATATTAATTAACTTTTTTCTAAAGTTCCCCTTGAGACCATGGTAATGGAGTTAATGTGAAAGTTGTTGTTGAATTAGAAACAATAATATCGCCAAACATTTGAATCTGGAGTTGACCACCACCACTTGAACCACTATAAATAATAGCACTTACTGAAGTAGTAAAAGGAGCGTTTAGAGTAATGCTAGCTGTATATACTGCTCTCGTTCCACTTGCATACCCTAATACACGTGCTCCTCCAACGCTCGCTAATAAACCAAGTTGACTTGAAGATGATGGAGGTGTAATTACGGCTGTTGTCATGATGCCGCCGTAATTAATATTTAATAGATAATATTGATTAGGAGAAATAAAGAGCATAGTAGTATTTGCATTAATAAATACAGCGTTACCACTATTTATAACTGTACTATTCCAATTAATAGAATTCCATGAGGCTCCTGCTTGCGATAGCGAAAAACCAGTTGATGTGTAATAATTAGATGTATTTGGTGCATATGCTATAACCTGTTTACTTCCATCAGGATAAACTAAACCAGCATCAGCACTTTGTGCTATATTAGGTAATGTAAGAACTCCGCTTGAATCTAAAGTACAAGTTATCGCTTTATTATTCACATTGAATACAATATCATCTTCATTTATATTAATACTACATAGTTCGGTAATTATGTTGTCAAACTCCTCATAACCAGATATCAAATTTAAATATCTTGTTCCGGGGTTAATATCATTATTGTAAATTTCTTTTGTATTAATGATGGTTGATCCATTGCAATCAATAGTACCATCAGCAGGCAATAATAAAGTACCATTAGATTGTAAGACTATTTCAGTAGATGAACCAGCTTGTATCACAACTTGATTACTTTCTAATCGTATTTCTCCGTTCTTAGCTGCTGGTGTACCATTGTATATATCAATAGTTTGACTCTCATTACTAATAGTATTAGCATTAACTATAGTATTATTATTCATATTAAGAGAAGCATCACTAAAATTTAATACACCATTATTATCAAATGTTATTAAATTTGTTCCGTTATTAGTTGTCAATGATAATGTATCATTACCAACAATTAGTTCAGTCCCAATATCATTATCATTATAGGCTTTAATATTAATACTTCCTGTACTTCCTTCTAAGGTTTGAATATTAGTAGCATTACTAGCAGGTGTTGGTAATGTTAAGTTACCTGAAAAATCATATTTTAATGTATTAGGAGTACCGCCAGCACCTTTAGTTATTAATGATATACTACCATCACCATTATTTAATATTACCTCTGCGCCTCTTTCATCTCCTACAGTATTAAAAATCTCTAAATTAGTTTCAGTACTAAAGATATTTGATACTCCTATTATATCAGCATTAGTCATATTTAAATTATTAGGAATTGATACTTCACCAGTACTATCTAATGTTATTGTACTATTACCATTATCAACTGTTAATAGTATACCAGTACTACTATTAATACTAAGATTACTATTAGCAACAGACGTAGTAATATTAGCATTATATGGAAGAATTAATGATGGATCAGATCCAGTACTATCAAAACTCCATATTTGAGTATTAGAATTTATATTTACAGGATTAGTTGCATTTCCTACTATGCTGCCTGAATCTCCCATATAAATATTACCACCAGTAGATGGTAAATAAAAATCACCATTTTCATCAAATGCCCATGAGTTATTTCCATTATTAGTATTTACTAATACACTAACGTCATTAATATAAATTTGACCTCCTATGGGGTCTACACCTGCCCATAAATCTACAGTACCATTTAATGCAGAATTAATTTGAATATTTGTTGATTCTAGAATTAATGTGTTTGTTAATGATGTTATAGAGCTTACAGCTGGATATATAGACCAATTTTGTGAAGCACTTAAAGTAGTATGAATATGACTAACCGTATTACCTCGATATTCGATAGTTAAAGTCTTAGCTGATCCTGCTGAGGCAAAATTTGCATACACGCTTACCTGAATTCTAGAAGATAGAGATGCTAATTCATAAAATGGTACTAGTAATGAATATACATATATTCCTTGCGTGTTTAATATAGATGTAGCTGATCCTAAATCTCCTGTAGCAATAGTACCGATAAAACTAGTACCATCTGATGCTACTTCAATAATGCTAAAATAATAAGTAACGCTACCAGAAGTACTATTACTATTTTGTGCATATAAATTCATATCCCAATATCCTGCACTTATTGCTGTACTAGTTAATATTCCGGCAGGAGTTGTTAATGCAATTATTCGGTAATTATAAAAGTCATCTGCTGTTATGGTTTGAATTACTTGTGTACCACTGATTGGTGCATAATTTAATGTTCCATTTAGTACTGGTACAGTTTGAGGTGTAGTAGATCCAATATCCATATACAATACTAATCCACTACTTGTACCATTTTGCCCAGGTGCTCCTGTTGCCCCTGTTTGGCCTGTCGCGCCTGTTGCGCCTGTTTGGCCTGTTGCGCCTGTAGCCCCAGGTATACCACCTGGATTCTCTATCCATGTTACAATACTACCAGCTCCACCACTTGCTAATACATATCCAGCAAGTCCAACACTATTATCACCATCAGTGATAGTACCTAATAAACCTAAATTAGTAGTACATGTAATTTGTGAACTTTGAACTCCTTTATCAATATATACGTAAGTATCTGGATATAAATCAATACGATCATTTGCAGATCTTATTGAGACTGATCCAGTAGCTCCAATCTGAACGTTAGAGTCAGTATTAAGGTCAATGAAATTACCGGTAGCTCCTTTGATTTGAAATCCATTAGTATTAATATCAGTAAGTGCTGGGTAATTTGCCCATAAGCTAGCATCACCTGCTGGAGCAGCACCGTTAATTGTACTACATGTGATATTAGTACTAGTCGTATTTGAAAATCCACTTGCTAATACGTTCAAGCCAACATATGTAGACTTTGTTGTGGTTGGATATGAACTGAAACCAGCGCAGTTGTTAAAAATTACCTGTAGAGGTGAACTATTTAATAATGAAAAAATAGCCCCATTAAAACCACAATTAATAAAATAACATACACCAGCAAATGTAGGTAGTACAACTATATTGCAATATTGATCAAACTCACAATTAGTGAAAGTTATAAAACTACCTGCACATGCATCAATTTGAATCTGATTTGGTATTGATGAAGTACCTTGCCATACAACATTATGAAGGTTATGACCACCTGAACCAGCTATAATACTTGAACCTGATTCAATTTGAACATTACCTATGTTGACATTTGTAGATGTTCCTATTATTTGTAATGTACCTAATAATTCGCATAGCACGCCAGCATTTTGACTTGGTGAAATTATCGATATATTAGATAAATTATTAATTAACATGTTTCCAGTAAGAGATCCAGATGAAATATATATACTATCACCGCTACTTGCGATATCAATAGCACTTTGTACTGTATTAACATTATCGTTAACATATATACTATTCGATGTTAACGAAATCGTTGCTTTGTCAATCCAAGCAACGCCTGTATTAGTGCTACTCAAGATATAGCCACTATTTCCAACTGAATTATTAGAATCTTCTAATTGACCTTTTACATCTAATAATTGAGTTGATGACAATATAGGTACATCTATTGTAGAATTTAAATTGATGATTGGATTAGCTGTTGTCCCTGTAATAGAAATATTATTATCGCTATTTGTTATACCTAATACAACATCTAACCAGCTAGATGTATTATCACCATTAGAAATAATAGCTTTACCAATATCTATTGATCCTGTTGTCCATCCAGTTGGTAGATCAATAGCATTAGCTAATTCATTGCCTCCTGACAAGGTTACTGTACCTCCTACAACTGATTGACCTGATAAAACAAGAGCTGATAGTGTATTAGTTACTTGAATATTACTTGCTAGATTAATAGTAATATCTGATGTTCCAGTAATTTCTAAATTATCATCTGTATTAATAATAGTATCAACTTGACCACTACCACCTCCTGTATTAGCCCATATTAAATTGGTTCCACTTGGAGGACATGTTAATACTTGATTTGGAGATGGCTCTGTAGTTGGTAATGTATATAACTCATTACCTTCTTTGTCAAATACTGCTAATGGTTCATTAGTAGCAAATGAGTTTGCTTGGATATTAACTGATGTTTGTAATGATGTGCTATCTAAAACTGTTAATGTTGATATTTCAGTTGCTTGAAAATTTAAATTTCCTGCTTGTAAATTTTGACAGGTCAAAGACCCTAATGTCATTTCTGCCGTTGGATAATCCATTCTATATATATAAACATTGTTTATTTATTATTAAATAAATTAGAAATGTAATTTTTTTGATATTAGTTTATCAATCTTTGATTTATCTTTTGATGAAATTTCTACATTGTTATCATCAAGACCAGTTCCAATACCTACTACTTGACCAATTCTATTTAATACATGAGATAGATCAGTTACTTTGTTTGCTATTTTACTTGTTGTTGATGTTGGAGCTAATACTTTGCTAATATCTTGATAAATAAAATTAGATATGTTAGATGGTATTGTTGTATTTGCTAATTGAGCAGTTGCTTTTAATATATTTAAAATATAGTCTTGACAATTATATTGACTAGCTGTATATTGAGTAAGAGTCTGTCCCATATTCTTTTTAAGTTGCTCAATCATTTGACCGAATCTTACTATAGGTGTTGTAGGTGTTGATGGTACTATATATATCATTTGTTCAGCTCCAGTAGCCATTGATAATAAATCTTTACGATCCTCCCATACTATGTTAGGAGTCTTCTCTGTGAGTTGATATATGAATCCTGTCTTTGTTTCATTAGCTAATTCAAGAACACAATATAAATGATATAATTTATCAAAATTAGATTTGTAATCAAAATTACCAAGACTAATTGCTTTTAGTAAAGTAAGAGGAACATCTTGTACTGGTGTACGATATATTTGAATTCTAGTAATTATTAATGGATAATATGCTTTCTCAACTCTATCTAATGATGGAGATGAACTATTAGTAAAAACATTAGCAATATTCTTAGCTGTTTGTTTTATCTTTGATTTTATTGTGTCAAATATACCACTACCTTCAACACTTTGAATTGGACGTCGGATATTTAATTCTTCTTCTGTTGAACTTAAAATATCATTATAAATTTTATTTTGTAATTGTCTTAATTCTTCTTTTTCCATTTCTGCTTTTTCTATTTCTGCTTTTGTCTTTAATCTTATTGATATTTTATTTGGCTTTTTAACTTCTTCTTTTAATAATGCTTGATATTCTTTTTGTTTTTGTAGTTCTACCATTCCTGTGAGTAATTTACTACTATCTATTTCATTCTTTATATCATCTTCTATTTTCTTTGCTAACATAGCTGTTTCTTCTTCTTCTCTATTTAATTCTTCTTGTTGTCTTAGAAATTCTTCATCTTTTTTTACTAAATATTTTATATCAGCTTCAATTTCTTTATCACCTTTTTTAAATTTTTCTATTTCTTTTTTCTTTTCTAAATCTTTTTTTATTTCTTTTGGATTTATAGATTTAATCATTATTTTAGATTTTTTTTTTTCATCTTCTAAAATTTTAATGTATTTTTCTTTTTCTTTTTCTTCTATTAAAAAACTACGTCTAAATAAAATATCTTCAATAATATCATCTTTTAATTTATTTGTTTCATTTTCAGTTAATGATGTTAATTTATTAAATGTATAATGTTCTTTTAGACTATCTATATCATCATTTCCTTTTTGAGCTGATAATTTTTTTGCTGGAGGTAAAATCTCATTAAAATTATTATATCTTGGATTTAAAATTAATATTGGTAAACCTTTATTTCTTTGTCTATCATTATAATATTTCAAATAATCTTCATCTATATCAGACCATACTTTTATTACTAATTGTTCCTCTTGTCTTTTCACTGGTATATTTACATTTAATTGAGTTATTTTTAATCTTTCCTTATCTATTTTTTCTTTAATATCAATATATATATCATAAATTTCTCTATCTGATAATGAATTAAGAACTGAGAATAAATTTTTTTCTTTATAAAAGATTTTATCAAAATCATCTTCAGAAAAATCTTGATAATAATATTTACCTTCATTATGTATACTATCTAATACAGTATCTAATACTTTCTCTTCTATTTGTTTTATTATTGACTCTACATGTGATTTTCTATCATATGGTAATCCAATTAATTGTTGTTTTGGAATTGGATATTTCTCTCTTGCTGGTATATCTCTTATATATTTTTTACTATTTATAGATACTTTTTTTGCCTTTTTCTTAGTTGCTTTCTTCTTTCTTAGCTTTCCACCTAATAAATCATTATTAGATATATAATTAACCTGTAATTTTTTTAATATTCCAGTCATATTTATATATTTATATATGTAAATAAATATGTATATAAATTTATTATTTAATTAAAGTATTAAGAAATTAAATATCTACTTATAATATATAATTAAAAATGTCTCTACAATCAAGAATAAAGAAGGTTGCTAGAGAGTTAGCTATGGAAGAAATGCACAAACGTGGTGGTCGTATTGGTTTAGCTTATCATGGGGTTGGATCAGCCTTATCAGATGACTATGGTCTTGATACTGTTGGTGGACGCCAACGTCGTAGATCAGTGAGCAGAGGAAGAGCTGGTATAGTTGCCATGGGTATGAGACGTAGATCTCGCTCTCGCTCAATGGGCAGAGCTTCTGGCGAAGCTATAAGACGCCGTTCTCGCTCTCGTTCGATGGGGCGTGGTGAAGCTATGAGTCGTCGTCGTAGCCGTAGTCGTTCGATGTCACGAGGAGGTATGACTATGAAACATAGAAGTCAATCACGTTCTCGTAGCCATTCACGTGGTCGTGCTTTAGATGATTCATATGGTTTATCAAGCACTGGTGGGCTAATTGCCTATGGAATGAAAAAACGTAAAAGCACACGTAAACCATCTGAATATAATATGTTCGTTAAGAAACATCTTTTAAAAAATCCAAGTCATACTATCCGTGAGGCAGCTCAAGCGTGGAGGGAACGTAAATAAAAAATGATTTAAAAAATAAATAATTATATTTAAATAATTATATAATGGAGAAATTAAAAGTTGGTAAGATTTATAAAATCATTGATAATACTAATGGTAATGTCTATATTGGATCAACAACTAAAACATTAAATCAAAGATTAAGTCAACATAAATGTGATTATAAAAATTATTTAAATGGTAGATGTTATCGTACTTCATTTGAAATTATTAAAAACAATGATTATAGAATTGAATTAATTAAATATGTAATATATAAAGATAAAATAGAGTTACATCAAAGAGAAAGATACTATATTGAAAATGATATATGTGTAAATCATAGATTACCATCAAGAACTAAAAAAGAATATTGTAATAATAATAAAGAATATAAAAAAATTTATGATAAAGAATATCGTGTCGATAATAAAGAATATATCAAAGAACAAAAAAAAGAATATTATAAAGAACGTAAAAATATAGAATATAAGTGTGAATGTGGATCTTCTATAAATCAATATCAAAAACAAAGACATTTTAAAACATTGAAACATATTAATTTTATAAATAGTAATTAACTTATTTAGAAATTATTATATTTCTTTGTATATATAGATATGGCTTTACCTGATACTTTAGAAAAGATTAAGTCTATTAGAGCCGCTCAGCTATCAAATAGAGCAGCTGGATATGTTTTCGTTAAAACTGATCCTAGATTACTTAAAAAGAAGAGATAAATACATTTAATAAAATAAATGATATATATAGTTATATATTATGCCATCATTGTTATTAAAGTTTAAAAAGCTAATTATTACAAGCAGTTGTTGTAACTCAGGTAATAATAATGAAATTGATGTTATTATCAAAGAATCATCTACAAGATCTACATCTGTTAATAGTACAACACCGTCTAAAACTTAGTTTAATCAGTTGTTGATTTAATTAGATTTTCTAATGCATTAATTACTGCTTTGTGTTTATTGCTATTAAGATGCTTATGTTTACTTTGTATAATCATAGTACAATTACAAGCTTGGCAGTAATATTCTTCTTGTTTCTTTTCATTATAATAATTCTTAATTCGTTCTTTGTTATTCTTATAATATTCTTTGAACTTTTCTATATTCATCTTATATTTTAATCTACCTTGTTCTCTTATTTTTTCTTTATCAACTTCTTTGTTTACTAGTTTACTACGTTTATTAATACAATTTGTTGTATTATTGATATGATAAGTCTCTCGATCATTTAATTCTGCTTTGGTTTTGCATGGAAATGCTTCGATTAGTTCAATAATATAACCATCTTCTTTGATTATATCGAAGACTGTTGATGTATAAGTTACTTTGCCATTAGTATGTCTTTTATAATGATTAACATGAAGAATCAAACGATCGTTTAAACTCATCGTTGTAGCTCCAATGTATATCTTATCTGGTATATTAGTATTAGTAATCTTATAGATCTTTGAATTAGCATAGTTCAATTTAACCATTCTGATTTTTTTTAAATTATTTAACATATATATTATATAAATATAAAAATTCTAAATCAATTTTTTTAAATTAATTAATTCTTAATTAATTATTTTTTAATTTAAACTATTTAAATATTATTTTATATATATATATATCTAGGAAAATATGGAAGAAAAAAAGGAAGTTATAGTTATTTATTCATCATATACTGATGCTCAAAAGAGAGCAATATATAAATATGTAGAGAAGAATAAAGAAAAACATAATAAAAGAGTTAATGAAAGTATCATTAATAAATATAAGAATAATGAAGAGTTTAAAGAAAAGGTTAAACAAAAAAGTCGTGATTATTATAATAAAAAATGTTTAGAAAAAAAATCTGATTTAGAATTTTTAAATTCTTTTTTAATTTAAAAAAATAATTAATTATTTTTAATTAATTAATTAATTAATTATTTTTTAATTTAAGAATAATTTAAATATTTATTTTATATATATATATAGAATGCCTGTAATAAAAAAAGATTGTGAAATAAAATATAATAGTAATAATGCAATAATTAAACATAAATTTGAACAAAAAGATATTGATTTAGAAGAAATTAGTTTTACTGATTTAGAAGAACAATTATCTCTTTCAAAATATAAAAACTTACCATTATATGAAACATATGGTAAATCAATTGATTTAAAATCAAAACAATATGTTAAAATATTTTTTGATATAGATAAAAAATCTAAAAAATATCCAGATTTATCTATTGATGAATTTAAAATAATTCATAATAATGCTGTTAATTTTATTTGTAAGACATTTAATTGTAATGAATCTGATTTAGTATATAGTACTGCTCATAGAACTAATAAATTTGGTGAGATTGTTGATTTACAATTTTCAGAACATATAGTAATTAAAAATATGAAAGCTACTATAGATGATCTAATAATATTTAAAAATATGTATAAAGATATTCTAGATGAAAAATACTCTATTGATCCAGCACCATATTCAAAAGCACATTCATTAAGAATAGTTAATACATCTAAAGAAGGTCAAAATAGACCATTAAAAATACAAAATGGAGATATTAGTGATCATTTTATTACAAAAGTTGATAATGTTGAAAAAATATGGACACCACCTAATGATATTGAAATTAAACAATTTAAAAAAATTAAAAATAAGATTAATAAATTCAATGATACACAAACAATAGAACCAATAACAAATAAAAAAAATTATAGAAACAATATTGAAGATGCTAAATATTTATTAAATTTATTAGATAAATCAGAATATAATAATTATATAGATTGGATCGACATTGGTTTAATAATTAAAAATTCATTTGATAATGAATTAGGTTTTAATTTATTTAATGAATGGTCTTCTGAAATTGATAATTATCAAGGTGAATCTGATATTAAATATCATTGGAATAATATGAAACCAAATGGTAATAAAACAATAGCATCATTACACTTTTATGCAAAGAAATCTAATATATTAGAATATAATAAAAGATTTAATTATGTTGATGAAAAATTAGATAAATTAATTAAACAAAGCAATGGTTGTACTGATCCATGTGCTAAAGTTATTCATTATTTATATAGAGATAGATTTAAAGCAATACCAATTGCAACAAGACAATGTGAATGGTATGAATTTAAAAATCATAGATGGGAAGAAATTGTAGACGCTACATCTATTCGTAGATTAATTACTGAAGAAGTTGTTAGTTATTACGAATCTACAATATTTAAATTAAATGATGAAATTAAATTAATAGAAGATATTAAAGAACAAGAAAAAAGTATTGCATTACTTGATATAATTTGTAAAACAAAAAATAAATTATTAGATGTATCATTTAAAGACAATGTGATAAGAGCATGTCAAGTTGAATTTGAAGATAGTAATTTTAAATTAAAATTAGATAAAAATACATATTTATTATCATTCAAAAATGGTATATATGATCTATCAAAAGATCAAACTACTGGAAAAATTATTGGATTTAGAAATGGAAGACCAGATGATTATATTTCAAAGATGATTAATTATGACTATAAAGAATTTGATGAAAATTCAAAAGAAGTTGAATTTGTTTTTGAATTTTTCTATTCAATTTTTAATGATGATGATAGAGTTAATTTTATACTTAATTTATTAGCATCTACATTAAATGGTAAGTCTGGATTACAATATTTTTTTATATTGTCTGGATGCGGAGCTAATGGTAAAAGTAAATTCAAAGAATTAATTGAATTAATTTTTGAAGAATATTATACAGATATGCCTGTTTCATTACTTACTAATGCTAGATCAAAAGCTGGTGCAGCTACACCAGAGCTTTTAAAATTAAAAGATAGAAGAATTGTATTTTCTGAAGAACCTGAAAATATGAATGGTATAGTTAAATTCAATACAGCAATAGTAAAAGAATTTACTGCTCAACCTAAAATAACAGCAAGAGATTTATTTGCAAGATCAAAAGAAATGATTAGTTTTGATGCTCTATTTATTTTATTTTTATGTTGTAATGAAAAACCATCTTTTTCATCTAATGATGAAGCTATTTGGAGACGTATACAAAATATTGTATTTGAGAATAAATTTGTTGACAATCCAGATCCAAATAATGAATTTGAGAAAAAAAGAGATTATAATCTAAGTAGTAAATTAAATGATATGAAACAAGCATTTATGTATGTTATTATTAAATATTATTGTGAAGACTATTCAATAAATGGAATTATAATTCCAGATAAAATTATTAATGATACACAAATTTATAGAAATGATAATGATTTTATAAAAGAATATATAAATGAAAATTTAATTAAATCTAAAGGATCATCTATTAGAATGGAAGAAATATTTAATAATTATATTTTATGGGCTAGAGCAGATATATCAAAGAAAATAACAAGAAAAACATTAAAAGAAAATTTAATTAAAAGATTAAATGTTGATTATAATGAAATAAAAGGATTTATTGGATATAAATTAAATGAAAATAATATATATAATGAATGTTTATTAGATAATGAAGATGATAATGAAGATAAAGAAGAAAAAATAATAATAGATTATATTAATAAAAATTATATAATAGATCAAAATGAAAAAATACGTTCTTGCTTATTATTAGGAGAACTATCAGAAGAATTTGAAGAATTAAATTCAACAATTCTTGGAAGAATATTAAATAAAATGAAAATTGAAAAATTTCGTGGAAATCAAGGATTTTATTATAAATTAAAAAATATTCAAAATAAATAATTTAAAAAAATCAAAAAGAATTAAGATTTTTAAAAACTATACACTAAACTTAAAAAGATTTTTTAACTTTGTAAATATTCAAAGACAAAATTGCTTTGAATTATTATATTTATAAAAAAATAGTGTATAGTTTTAGTGTATAGTGTATAGTTTTTGGGTATCCAAAACATGGACTTACGGAAAATGAAAATGTTTTTTTTTATACCAAAAATCATTTTCCCCTTTTCGGCTAGCTAAATTTTCTGACCCTTAAAAACTATACACTACACTACACTATACACGATTTTTTTAAAATTAAAATAAAATAAATAATTATTTATTTATTTATTTATTTTTTAAAAAAATTGATTTGATTTTTTAATTATTTATTAATTTAATTAATTTATTAAAATAAATAAGATGTCAGATAAGATCAAAGTAACAATTAAACCAGAGGTACT